GATGGGGCTGGGCGGCGCTTGGCGTCACCGCGCTGGCTGGCTTGAGCGTGGCGCTATACAAGACAAACGACGACTTCAAGAGCTTTGTCGACAACATCAGCGGCATCGTTCAGAGCGACTTCAAGAACGCGATGGAGGCGATGGGCAACTTTGTCAATCAGACGACGACCTACATCTCCGGCGCGTGGAACAGCTTGGCCAATGAAGCCGAATGGATCGGCGGTCAGATTGCGCGGGGACTGATCAGCGGAATGGGCGTCATTCCGCAAGCTGCCCAGCAGATCCTCAATGACGTTGGCAATCAGATCGCCGGCCTGATCAACAGGATCCCAGCTCCGATCAGGAACCGTCTGGGCCTGAGCGCCGGGGCAGCCGTGGGCAGCCTGCGCAGCTCGGCGCTCGGCTTCCTGAACGGAGCCATGGGACCGCTCGGCGCCTACGGGTCCAGCGTCCTGTTCCGAGGCTTGAGAGGAGGCGGTCGGCGGGGTGAGGAGCCAGGTGCAGCGGCGCCGGGCGGCGGGGCAGCTGCTCGGCCTGGCCTGACGCTCGGAGGCGGCGGCGGTGGCACCACGGCCGGCGGTGGCGGTGGCGGCCGATCCGGTGCCACGCCGACCCGGCCGAAGACGACCCAGGAGCTGCTCGGGCTGTCTGATGCCGAGATGACAGCAGCCGTCATCACGGCGCTGGGCGAGTACGGCGGCACCGATCCGCGCGGCCGAACTGACGTGTTCGCCAACATCCTGGCCCGGCGCGAGGCGGGCACATGGGGCAAGAATCTCCTCAACGTGGTCACTGCCCCCGGCCAGTACGCACCCAACCGCGGGCGATCGATCGCGCAGTTGGCAGATCCCGCCTTTGGCCGGTCGCTACCAGGCGGCAGCGCTGCGTTCAATGCCGCGATGGCTGAGCTGCAAAATCCCGCGCTGGTGTCGCAATCAGTGCGCGACATCGACAGCCGCCTGTACTTCAAGGGCATCTCCGAGTACCGCAACATGGTGCGAGGTGTTGACTTCCTGCGGGCGCCCGGGCAGAACTTCTTCCACGACGAGGGCGCCCCGGATCCTGGCCGTGCGGCACGGACTGAGGCGCTGCTGGCTCGACTGAAGGGGGCGGGAGAGGCAGCGGATGAGCGAGCTGCGATGAGGAAAGAAGAGGAGGAGAGGATGAAGACACAGCTCGCAGCAGCAAAGGACATGCTGAGCACCAGTGAGGCGGCGCTGCATGTTGCGGTGGCGACAGATCCACTGCAGCGCGCGGCCGTCCTGTACCTGCAGGAACAAGCGGACATCAAAGCGAAATATGCGGACCTACTCGGCAAGGTCAAGAGCGAGGAAGAAAAAACACTGCTGCAATCCGCTGAGGTTGTGGATCTTGAAGTTTCGGCCATCCGCCACAAGGAGCAACTGGTCGAACTGACCAAAGAGCAGCTTCGCCTGGAGAAGGAACGGATCGAGGTAGCCACCCGCGGCGACGCCGGCGCCGGCCTGCGCCAGGGGCTTGACGCCTATGCCCAGTCACTGGGCAACCTGCGCGACGCGACGGCTCAGTTCACGCAGAACAGCCTCGGCGCCCTGGAGGGTGCGCTGATGGGGCTGGCGACCACCGGTAAGGCCAACTTCCGGGAGTTCGCCGTGAGCATGCTGACCGATCTCAACCGGCTGATCGTGCGGCAGCTGATCCTGAAGACGATCATGGATGCGATCGGCGGGATCGGTGGAGGCGGCGGTGCGCCCGCGGGGATCCCGTTCAACCCGGGCCTCGATTTCGGCGTCTCGCCGCTCCAGGGTGTCCCCCTGTTCGGCTTCGCCAAGGGTGGCATCGTCAGCAGCCCCACCCTGTTCAAGTTCGCCAACGGCGGCACCATGTCCAACGGGCTGATGGGCGAGGCGGGCCCCGAGGCGATCATGCCCCTGCGCCGAGGCTCTGATGGCCGCCTGGGCGTCTCCGCTTCCGGTGCGGCACCGATCACCGTCAACGTCGCCGTCGACGCCAAGGGGAGCCGCGTGGAGGGCGACAGCGGCCGAGGGGAGCAGCTGGGACGTGCCATCTCGCAAGCGGTCCAGGCGGAGCTGATCAAGCAGAAGCGGCCCGGCGGCCTGCTCGCCACCTGACGCCATGGCAACCTTCACCTGGACACCATCGTTCGATGCCACCGAAAACAGTGAGCCTCGCGTGCGGCAGTTCGCCGCGGGCGACGGCTACAGCCAGCGCACCGGGTTCGGCATCAACCGCGACCCAAAAACCTGGGACCTGACCTTTGAGAACCGCGACGACACGGAGCGCGATCAGATCGCGACCTTCCTTGAGGCGCGCGGCGGCATCGAGGCCTTCGACTGGACCCCACCGCGGGGCACCGCGGGGCAGTATCGGTGCGAACAGTGGAAGATCACGATTGCCAACTGCAACAACAACCAGATCCGTGCCACATTCCTAGAGGTCTTTGAGCCCTAGGCTGTAACCACAGGGGAATCATCATGAGCACCATCGTCACCCGTGCCGGCAAGGGGAGCCCGCTCACCCATACCGAGCTTGACGCCAACTTCACCAACCTGAACACTGACAAAGCCGGATACATCACCGGCGAGGGTGGCGCGGTGACGCAGGCGACCGACAAGACCACGGGAGTCACGCTGAACAAGCGATGCGGTCAGATCACGATGAACGCCGCATCTCTGGCGAATAACGCCCTTGTCAAGTTCACGCTGACGAATAGCACCATTGCAGCGACAGACGTCGTCCTTGTCAATCACTCAACCGGCGGAAGCAATACCGGCGGCTATGCGATCACTGCGCACCCAGCAGCCGGATCGGTGGTGATCGGCGTCCGCAACGTGAGCGGCGGATCGCTGTCAGAGGCGATCGTCCTGAACTTCGCCGTGATCAAGGCGGCGGCGGCCTGATCCAATGGCCTACGTCGTAGCCGGCTACTGGGCGGCTGGCTATGTCGCCAGCGACAGCGAAGCCGCCCTGTCGGCTGCGCTGCAGAGCCTGGCGCCCGGGGCGATCATCGAGCTGTTTCAGCTGGAGCTGAACGCCGCTCAGCATGGTGTCGCGATCACCCGCTATTTCCACGCAGGCGTCAATGAGCTCCGCGGCGATGTCGTGTTCGGCGGGCAGACCTATGAGCCGCTGCCGATCGAGGCTGAGGGATTCGAGTGGAACGGACAGGGCACCCTGCCGCGGCCAAGAATCCGGATCGCCAACATCGCCGGCACCATCACCTCACTCCTGCTGTCCCTGCCCCGCGGCCTGGAGGGCGCCAAGGTGACCCGGCTGCGCACCCTGGCGCGATTCCTGGATGAGGCCAACTTCCTGCCCTACGTCGACAGCGGCTACGTCGCCACCGGCTACGTCTCCGCCAGTCCCGATGCCGATCCATCCGCGACCTGGCCACCTGAGGTCTACTACGTCGACCGCAAGGCGATCGAAACCCGCGACGTCGTGGAGTTCGAGCTGGCGAGCGCGTTCGACCTGGTCGGTGTTCGCATCCCGGCCCGGCAATGCCTGACCCGCTGTCAGTGGGCTTACAGGTCGCCTGAATGCGGCTACACCGGGACCAGCTACTGGACGGCCGAGGATCAGCAGGTGTTCGATCCGGCGCTTGATGCCTGCGGCAAACGGGTCGACAGCTGCAAACTCCGCTTCGGCGACAACAATGAGCTGCCTTACGGTGGCTTCCCTGGCATCGGGACATTCTTCACATGAGCTGGCGCGATGATGCCCTGACCCATGCGCGCGCCGAGGATCCCCGGGAGGCCTGCGGCCTGCTGGTGGTGATCAAGGGCATCGAGTCCTACTGGCCGTGCCGCAACCTGGCCGCGCTGCCTCAGCAGCAGTTCATCCTTGAACCCAAGGACTGGGCCGCGGCCGAGGATGCCGGCGAGATCACCGCGATTGTTCACAGCCACCCGGTCACCGGACCGGCCCCCAGCGAGGCCGACAAGGTCAGCGCAGAAGCCAGCGGCGTGCCGTGGTGGATCGTCAGCCCACGGACCGGCCTGTGGGCCTGCTACG